CCGTCGTTGGCATATGGCTTACAAGTATGGGAATCTGCACCATGGCTTTCAACCTTAATGGCTTTAACTTTAACCAGTCAGTTGTTGATGTAAATGGTAAGATTGTTCCTACATGGGCTGATGTCTTAAACAGAGCTAACTTAGGCTTTGAAGTTATGCACGAGCGTAACGCACACAACTTCCCATTAGACTTAGCGGCTGTCGATGAAACGTCGGTAGCCCTAACCTCACCAACAATAGGATAATTATGCCCAAAGGTAAAGGTACTTATGGTACAAAAGTAGGAAGACCTCCTAAGAAAAAATAACAGCCACGTCCGTTCATCCTTCGGGACGCATGTCATCAAGTCATGGAACGGGGACTTGGTATCGGAGATTACTAATGACAGTAACCTACGTATATCGTGGCGTCGAGTACACAAGAACTACTAAGTAATGGAGTATAAACACCAGAGCGAAGGTGGATTTGGTGTGGCTTACCCAGTCCAATTTTCACCTAAACCAGAACAAAAGGAGGAGAAAAAAGAAGATGAAAAATCTTCGGATTGACCCTCTAGGGGGAGCAGTCGTTGTGCTGCTCTCCTTATTCTTATTTATAGAATGGTCACATTTGAACCATCACAACTGGGAAGAGACACCTCAGAGTCGGACCTCTTCCTAATTGGCATTAGCCCTTACGAGGATACCTTCTGCCGTCTAGACGGTGTGGATAGACACACAAAAAAACTCGAGAAAAATTCAGTACTGAGAAAGTAAAACTATACATTCTTAATTGAAATGGCTCATCAGTCAACTGGTAATAATACCTCATTAACCCGTCAGGGTCAATCTAATAGCACTGGAGACGCCAGAGCTTTATATCTCAAGCTGTTTAGTGGAGAGATGTTTAAAGGCTTTGAGCACAATGCTATTGCTAGAGACTTGGTGATGAAGAGAACACTCAAGAATGGTAAGTCTTTACAGTTCATCTACACAGGACACACAACCGCTGAGTTCCATGTACCCGGAAGGTCAATACTTGGTAACAGCGATGGTGCACCTCCAGTAGCTGAAAAGACTATCACTGTTGATGATCTTTTAATCTCAAGTGCATTCGTCTATGAGTTAGACGAGACATTAGCTCACTACGAGCTTAGAGGAGAGATCTCCAAGAAGATTGGATATGCTCTTGCTCAGAAGTATGACCGCTTAGTATTCAGAGCTATCACTCGTGGTGCTAGGGCTGCTTCTCCTATCACAAAGTCTAACTTTGTTGAACCCGGTGGAACACAGATCAGAGTTGGTACAAACAACCAAGCATCTGACGCTTATGCTTCCGCTGCATTGATTAACGCATTCTACGATGCTGCTGCTGCTCTTGACGAAAAAGGAGTAAGCTCAGATGGTAGAGTCGGTGTGTTAAACCCAAGACAATACTACGAACTTATACAAGCTGTAGGTTCTAACGGTCTTGTGAACAGAGACGAGCAAGGTGACTCCTTGCAGAAAGGAAACGGAATCATTGAGATTGCAGGCATCAAGATCTTCAAGTCAATGAACATCCCATTCTTCAGTTCCTATGGTACTAAGTATGGTTCTGCTTCCGCAACAAACCCCGGTGTAACATCACCCGGAAACGTAGGATCTTTCGTTGGCGAAGCTGTCGAAGATGCTGCTAATGATGTAACTGGAATCAACAACGAGTACGGTGAAGAAACAGAATTTGCTAACTCTTGTGGACTTATATTCCAGAAGGAAGGAGCTGGTATCGTTGAAGCTATCGGACCACAGGTTCAGGTAACTTCAGGTGACGTATCAGTTGTTTACCAAGGTGACGTAATCTTAGGTCGCCTAGCTATGGGTGCTGACTACCTTAACCCTGCTGCATGCGTCGAGCTTATTGCTGGTGCTGCTGTTGGTTCATCAGGTAACGCTGCATTCTAATGCACATATATGGAGGGCTTCGGTCCTCCTTTTCTTTAATTAATATTATGCCTTTTCCAACCACAAATGCTACAAAAGAACTACCCGCTATAAATCAGATACTATCCACATGTGGGCAGGCTCCTGTAACCACCCTAGATCAAACCAACCCGGACGTTGCGATTGCTTATGATACGTTGTTACAGGTGACTCGTGAAGTTCAAGCAGAAGGTTGGACATTTAACAGCGAGTTCCACTACGAATTTATACCTGATAATAACAAGGAAGTTCTTATACCAAACAACATACTACAAATCAAACTATCTAAAAACTCTGCTAACATGCAGTACGATGCTACACGTAGACAGGGTAAACTATATGATAGAATACATCACAGATATACATGGGACGATCATACAGAAGGTCTCGAGTGTGATGTAGTATGGGAGTTTGACTGGGTAGATATCCCAGAACCAATACAAAATGCAATGGTAGCTAGAGCAGCTACAATGGTGTCTCAGAGAATTGTAGGAGACACAGCACAATACGAAATGCTACAACAACAAGAAGCGTACGCTAGAGCATTAGCTATGGAGTACGAAACCAAGCAAGGACAGTTTACTATATTTGGACATCCTTACGATAAAACTAATTCCTACCCAGCTTATCAACCCTTTCATGCTTTAATGAGATAATGGCAGCAGTTACTCAACGAATTGACAATTTTCTCGGTGGAGTATCTAGACAATCTGATGACAAGAAACTTCCCGGTCAAGTCCGAGAGTGTCTTAATGGCTATCCTGATCCTACTTTTGGTTTAACTAAAAGATCAGGATTCAGATGGATTAAAAATCTAGGTACAGGTACTACCTATGATGGTGGTAAATGGTTCTACATTGCTAGAACTACCGACGAACGATACATTGGAGTTATTACTCCTAAACCTAACAGCGGGTTTGGCAGCATAGCTATCTGGAATGTAGACGGTACTCAGTGTACTGTTAATATGGATACAAGCACAACTGTAAATGCTGTAAATTATCTGACAGGATCTAGATTAAACTACTCTATACTTACTGTACAAGATACATCAGTTATAGTAAATAATCTTGTAACTGCAAATAAGGTTGCTGATCCTACATTTGTACAAAGAACTCGAGCTACACTTATATTAAGTGAGACTGCTATTAGTTCTACCTATAGTGTCACTATGAATGCTGGAGGTGGTGCATCAGATCAGACATTTACTACAACTACAAGTAACAGCGAAACTTACGATGGTCTATTAACAACACTAAAGAATGGTATTGATGCTTTCAATATATCAGGTTTAACAGTTACTAAGTTTCAAGGTACACTTGAGTTAAGTAGAGTCGTAAGTGGTACACGTACTGCATTCTCTATTACTTGTAAAGGTGGTGCGTTAAACAACAAACTACGAGTGTTTCAAGATCAAGTAGATAACGTAGCACAGCTACCTATACAATCTTTCCAAGATCATGTAGTAAAAGTTATCAATACATCTTCAGATAAGGATACATACTTTGCTAAGTTTATAGCTGATGATGGAATATCAGGAACTGGACACTGGGAGGAAACTCTTGACCCTAGTAAATCACCGGGTCTAGATGCCTCTACAATGCCTCATGAACTTGTAAATACATCTCTTAATAATTTTACATTCAGACAGTTTACATGGGATGCTAGAACTGTAGGAGATGATACTACAAACTCTCACCCTAGCTTTGTAGGTCATAAAATACAGCAAGCATTCTTCCATAACAACAGGCTTGGATTCTTGTCTAATGACAACGTATCTATGAGCCAGTCAGCTAAGTTCTTTAATTTCTATCATACTTCAGCTCAGATAATTACAGATGCTGACCCTATTGACTTAAGCTCTTCTACTATAAAACCAGCTAATTTACATGCTATTATACCTACAACTCAGGGTCTTGTTTTATTTAGTAGCAGTCAGCAGTTTCTATTAAGATCAGCAGACAAAGTATTAACACCTTCAACTACAACTATTACTCCAATATCTAACTACGACGTAGATCCAAACATAGATCCAGTCGACATGGGTACTAACATTAACTTCATCAGTAAGACACCAAGTTACACACGTGTATTTGGTATGGTGACTAGAGGTCAGGATGAGAACCCACAGGTGCTTGACATTGGACGTGTTGTAAATGAGTGGATACCTGAGTCTATTGATACTCTCATAGCTAGTCCTCAAAACCAGTTCTTAGCTATGTCTGACCAGAATGATAATAAGGTATATTTCTATCGTACATATAATGATGGTAAAGATACTCTTGTGCAGGCTTGGTTTAACTGGGAACTACCCGGAACAGTACAAGCTATTGCTGTTGACTCTGACGACTTCCTAGCTGTTACAAAACAAGGTAATCAGTTTACATTATCTAAAGTAAGTTTAAGTCAGAGTCCAGAAGACGCTATTATTGTTAACAACGATGGACAAAAGATTAACCCCTGCATCGACCTATATGCTGCACCTAGCTCTGTGGTTTATGATAGCACAAATGACTTTACTAAGTGTTATATACCTTGGGCAAATGTTACAGGACTAACACCTATATTAATTATTAAAGGTACTACAGCTACAGGACAGTTTATTGAGTCTGGATTCAGTTTACAGCCTACAATCGCATCCGATGGTACTGGTACATACTTTAAGATACCATTTAAAAATCTTACAAGTGTGTCTAGTGATATTATTATTGGATGGAAATACGACTTTGATGTTATATTACCTAAGACTTATTACTTCTTAGATGAAGAGAATAAGAGATCAGACTTTACAGCTAGTTTAACTATAGCTCGCATGAAATTCATTGTAGGATTATCTGGAGTTATGGGTTTCAAGCTTAAGTCTAAGGGTGTACGTCAGGGAACAAAGCAGTACACAGGAGACGGATCTACTACTGCATACAGCTGGAATGAAGACGATTTATCTTATATAGATCAAGACCAGATAAAGGTTAAGCTAGACGGTGTGGTAACTACAGCGTTTACAGTTACAAATAACACAACAATTACATTTAACTCTGCACCCGGCAACGGTGTAGATATACTTATATATTTAGATGAGTGGTATAACTTAAATCCTACTATTATTGCTGACCAATACTTAGCAAACGATATAGGTATTACGGGGTCGACTACCTTCTCATTACCAATACATCAGAAAACAGACAACTTCCAACTAAGATTATTTAATGACTCTCCATTTCCTGTGGCATTAAACTCTATGATGTGGGAGGGACATTACTCACCAAGATTTTACAGGAGAACATAATATGATGATAAATGATTTTGGCGTCCCGATGACGGATGCTGATATTAACATGTCTTCAAACCCTGCTAAAGCTGCTCTGCAACAACAGATGGCTACGACAGGTGTAGAAAGCCATTGGGTCGGTGCAGTTATTGGAGCCGGAATAAGTGTTGTAGGCTCAATAATTGGCGGTAATAAAGCTGCCTCAGCTGCTAAATCACAGGCTAATGAACAGAATGCAGCTGCCCAACGTCGTTATGAATACGACATGGAAAAGTGGGAGCTTGACAAAGAAGCTATCATGGCTAACAGAGATTTCGCCATAAAAGAGATAGCAGCTAAGGAGAGAAACGAAGGCCGTGTTGCTGATTTCACTGATGCTATGAATACTCAGAGATATCAGCGTGATTTACAGATACGTAATCTAGAACAGAAATCTAATGAAGATCAGTATAGAAGATCAGAAGAAGTTTACACTAAACAACTAGGTTTAAACGCTGCATCTTATCAGACGGGTTACGAGAGTGAAAGAAGAA